CTGCATCACCGATCACTTCTTCTGTGAGACCGTCTAAAGTGACGTTTCCGTTAGTCTTTACATAGAATGTCTTCTCGAGTTCAGCATCTCCTGCATACACATCGAGTATTTCTGGACCGTTTGGTACCCAGTAGTATTGATTGTAATTGATCAGCTTCTCGAGATCGACAAACCCTTGATAATTGTAGTAAGTCTGACGAAGCATGCGATCATGATTGTCGGTGATACCTCCCGCGCTGCTTATCTTATTAAGAAGGTCCAGATAGCTGTATGAATTATCGATCTTATATTCTCTATCAACACCGTCTATCCTTCTTCTAACTATCAGAGAAGGTTCGAGTTGATAGTATTGGCTAAAGCTATCGCCTTCTCTGACGTAGGGGTCTCCTGATTTATAGGTAGGATTTCCTTCGGCTCGGCCCACATAAGAACTCAGCCTGGTCATCACAGGTTCTTGGATCAATTGATCCATAGTAGCATTCAGGAATCTCTTGTTAGTCTCAGTCTGAAATACCTGAGGTAATAGATCTAGCGTCCGACGTGCGACCATTTCAGTAAGTTACTCCCTTGAACACCTGAGTAGTGTTTATTCCACTTGCATTTATCCCTGACAACACGCCAGATACGACTTCGATATCATCAACTGTTGCTGCTGATATGAATATCTCATTGGGCTGGCAGCGTATCTCATACAGGCTACCAAACACTGCATTTGAATCCTTCGGAATCAAGATCACGCTTCCTAGCTCTCCTGATAGCTGCTTGTGCAAATATGCGCTAAGCTCTGAGAAATAGAAAGTATCACCAAAGTTCCAGTTTGCAAGAGCAAAATAATCATTGATAGTGTTTACTACCATGCTCTTTAACTCGTTGTCACTGATTGTAGTAGAACGGCCTTTGATCACTTGGATGGTAGCCTGTAGGCTTACCTTAGATTTAGCTCCAAAGATAGGCTTATATATACCGCTGCTCATCAGCAGTGCATCCGTAAGCATCTTATAATCAAACAGATCCTTGTAATAATCGTTCTGCAGTTCAAAGCTGGTAGGGGGATTTGGTTCGGATACTGTCGATGTAGTATCTGAGATATAAGTCCTGTATGCTTCGTCGTAGCTCCTAGTCAATATGTACATGTCGATCAAATTGCTGCTGCTAGGATCTATCCTCTTAGATTCGCTTGCGTTGTGTACATATTGGAAATACAATCCCTGCCTGCCCGCGTATCCGCTATATTCCGTAGTTTCTACAACAGACTTAACACTGTTAATCGATTTAATCTCGTAGAACTTGTCATCCGTGCTAGCATAGAATACTTTTCCAACAGGATAATTGTTCCTATATAATTCTATTGCTGATTTCGTAGCATAGATCGTGTTGATTGTACCGGCTTCCTGAAGCTGATAACGGACTAAGTTGTCAAAATCAAAGTACTTCTTGAAGAATATGTTCTTGATAGTAGCACTGCTGACTTGAGAGAAGGTGCTAGGATCATCAATGATTCCATCGTCGTTGGAATCGGAATATGTAACCAATATCTTGCTGGTATCTACATATCCGTCTGATTCAGTCACGTTATCATATATCTCAAATACTACATCCTTGCTCATCTTATCTGTAGAATCGGGTTTAGTATTGATGTTCAATATCTTCACGTTATCTTTAACAAAAGTGTTTGTCTTGCTGTCATAGGTCCTAGTAGTATTGGTATTCAGGAATCTTACCTTATCCTTGCTAGCGTAGACGTAATCCATTCCTCTGTAGGTCACTGTATATCTAGTACCATCGGTCTTGAACTTGATCAACCAACTAGCGTCTTCAGCAGAGCTTGTCGTAGATCCAGTGTTGGTAAGATCGAACTCTGCAGATTCATTTAAGTTACTGATCGATATAACTTTCCAAGGATCTATGGTCTGCAGGGGAGACACAGTATAATCAAAACGCAGACCAAAATCTATGTTATTGTAGATAAGATTAGTCATAGTCACTATCAAACTAATGCTGAACTGTGTAGCAAAAGGAACATAACAATGTGTTATTATAGCACCCGATGGAATGTTCTCGCTTAGCGTGATAGCACCTATCTGCCTTCCAGCAAAGTAAACATCATTAGTGCCGTTACCTGTCATGTTTCTTATGCTGGCCCAGATATAAGTCTTCTCTGTAGCCAGCGCAGGAGTTCCAGCAGTTAACACGTTGTTGGTATCAAAATATTGTCCTGCAGGCGCCTCAAATCGTATCAGTCCGCCTCTTAGCAGATACCTACGCAGGCTGCTAGTGTATTCACCTAGCTGCTGCTTATCTCCTGCAGAATTTAGGAAGAATCCAGTGCAGGTAGTAGTATCGTCGGTGATCTTCTGCCATTCGGTATACGTTGTAGAACCGATATTGATGATTGGATATTTCTCGTAATAGAACTGCTTCATGCTGTTTGCAGTAAGCAGAGGTAATACTAGATTTCGTATAGCACTCGTAGCTTCGTTTCTAGTATTGAATGTGAATGTTAGATTCTTAGTGAATTCTTCCTTAAAGATCGCACCATCGTCAGACAACAGATTAGTTGCGCTGTATCTGCCAGTGGGATCGATCAGATCCAAGTTACGACTGATGCCGCTGCTGAAACGATTTACGCTCTTGACTTTTACGATATCTGAATATCGAGCATAAGGGAAGATGTTATAATCTTCTCCGTTGACCATGCGGTTCTGTGTGTAATAGTTCTGAGGAGCTTTCTGCTTGATCTCGTCAAGTAGGTCTCTGCGGCTGCTGTTGCTTACAGTATGCTGAAGGCTTGCAGTTAAACTGAGAGTCTCAGCTCTGCCTTCCCTGCTGATATAAGGAATAGTGATACCGACGTTGCTTAGATCAGCTGGGCTTAGTCGATATGTGATACCGTTGCTAACACGGAAGTATGCGCGATATGTACCTTGTGGCATGTCACTGAACGTACCGTCTCCGAAGTTCAGAGTGATCTGATCATTTAGATTTGTTTCAACACTGTAGAGCGTGCGTATGCCACGTGCTACGCTGTTGTAGGTAGTGTTGCTGCCGATCGAGCTCTGTACCTTGGTCCATTCGTTTCCTATCGTGCCATTGTTGAGCTCGAACACCCAGACGTCTTCGTTGTTAATATTGTCGACCGGTATAGATACTTTCCTATTAGGTAGCTTGTCAGAGATCGTGAAGTCTAAGCTCTGCAACTGTCCTTGCTTAAAATACATGAAGAAACCAGTATTAGATCCTGAGAATCCTTTACCGTCTTGCTGATACAGCATGCCCAGTCTTCCGCGAGATCCAGGATTGTTCTCGCCAACACTATTACCTTCGAGGATGCTTGCAGACACAACCTCAAACGGTGTCGATGCTTCTACTACAACAGTGTTAAATGCTACTACAGGAACAGTAGCGTTGGGTATCGCAATGTTATATTGTTCTGTGAGGATATCGCTGATGGTCTTGCTAGCATAAGGCTTACCGAATCTCTGGCTGCTGTCAAATGCAGCATTCATGATCTGCACGAACTGCTGCAGCCAATCCAGATTGCCCGGATCGTTCCAGTTCACAGTTACTCTGTCTAATGCTTTTCCTGAATTAGCAACTAATCTTTCCGTAGTGCTAACGCTAGTGACCTTGAGCAATCCGCTAGCAGATCTATTCCTGTTAGGGCTATAGCTAAGCTGCTTGATCAGCTTCAGCACGCTCTCGCGACGCTCTGCAGTCTCTAGGAAGTTCTCGCGAGCATTTAGATCGGTGCGGAAAGCAAGGCTCTGTGCAGTGAAAGCGATGATGTCTAATAGCGCGATGTATTCGCTGCTCTCTGTGAAATCGTTAAAATCTTCGGCATAGTAGGTCTTGATGTAATCGACCATGACCTTGCGGATAGTCTCGAAGTCGTAAGACTGGAAATCTGCTTGCGAGAATGTAGTGTATAGCTGCTTCCAATCCTCAGCCGCAAATAAGTTAGTCTGTCTAGTTCCTAATGCCATGTTATCTTCACCTTGCTGTATTTATTAGGTAAAAAAAGTAGTGCTTTTATGCGAACAGGGAAGCGTTCTGTGCTTCTCTATCAAATTGCAATGATAGATTCACTGTTTCATTGTTAGTGCTGAAAGTTATCTGCAAGTCTACCCTTAGTCCGTTCTGATACTCAGTGACATCAACCCTATCTACTACTCGTATCCTAGGATCATACCTAGCAATCCTATCAACATCGACTCTTATTGCTTCCTTGAGTGCAGGGGTCAGAGGCTCAAATAGACTCTGCCAGATGATGCTGCCAAACTTTGGATTATGCAATTTCTCACCTTTTCTCATGTGAAGGTGATTCAGGAAATCCCTGACTACTAGTGAATTGTCCTTCAGCTTATAAGGTCCGAAGTCCCTACCGATTGTGTTAAATCCGCGATATATGCTCATGGCAATATTTATCGGCCATGAAAATCAGGATCAGCAGCTAGGTCCACCTGCTGCTGCTGGCTGATTGTTAGCAGGAGCACCAGGAGTACCAGCACCGCCTGCACCGGGAGTATTAGCATTATTAGCTGTTACAGGATTGTCTGGCGTGCCATTAGTACTACTTCCCGAAGTCTTCACACCGTTATTATCGCTAGACCATGATTCCTTGCTAGAACTGTATTCTGTTCCGCCAGCACTGCCTGTAGAATCGGAGTCATATCTCTGAGCATAACCGTTCTGATCGACAGTATCAGGTGTCGCATTTACACGTTTTCCATAATCATCTTCGATATATTTCTGAGACGCTTCTGTCTGACCTATCTGGGTATCGTAACTGGAAGAATCTTGTATCCTCTGATCTTGTGCTGCTTTGTCATATTCGATGTCACGATCGGTATTAGTATTCGGGCTCTCATAGTAAGTGTAAGGTTGCCCTGTCTGTTCATCAAATCCTTCTTTAGCAACTGAATTCTGACTTGAATCGCGGTCAACTACAGACCCACGATCAGCAGGAGTATTACCATCTCCCATGATCTGATCACTAGCTGAGGATGCGGAACGATAATCGTCTCTCTGAGCTATGTATGTGTTTTCTCTATTCTGTGCGTCTGTCAGTGCTTGAGTTGCGGATGCATTCCTGGCATCTGCATCACTGACAGATTTCTCAAGAGCGGCAATCTTTTCTTTGTCCTGCATCTCTTCTGGCAGCTTCTTCTCTTCCTCAAGCATTGCCTGACTCTTTTCTTTGATAGCATTGTTGTTGTCGATCTGTTCTTGAGCCTTAGCTTGATCGACTTTTGCTTCTTCGACCTTCTGATCTGCGGTCTTCGCTCTATCTTCCTCAGCTTTCCTTGCTTCTTCCCTTGCCTTAGCTTCGTCTGCTGGCTTATGGAATCCTTTATCGTCCGTGTTGTCATATGGTTTATCTAGTTTTGCATCCGATTGGGGCGGATTCTGTTTCTGTGTCTGCGGAGGCGTTGCACCTCTAACATAAACACCGTTAGGATTCTTATCGTTGGCGATAACACGATAAGCATTAGCGTTGTTGCTCATGCTCTTTGCATCGTTAGCATAGATGTTTCTGTACTGAGATCCCATCGCAGGAGGAACGTTCTGTTCCTGCACCGTGATGTATTTTCCTCTAGCATCTTCTCCCTGGCCTAGATAGATAGCAGCATGGTTACCCGATGGCATGTTAGGATAGTATCCGTTAGGCATGGTCGCGATTGCTGCACCCGGTGCAGGAGGATTATCAAACAGATTGTTGTTACTTGCTGGTCTCCAAGTGTTCGTAGTACCGCAATC